CAGTGGGATACTCTTTAATTATAAGAGTACCTTGAGTCTTCTTTGCAATATTAGATACTTTAGTATCAAACATCTGACGAGGAAGATTAATAATTTCCTGAATATTAACATTCAAAAGATTCGCGTCAATCCTTTCCGCAATCCTCTCTTCAGCCATCTCCATCGTAATATACAAGACATTTTTACCTTGTAGTAAACAAGCACTAGCAAAATGGCACATGAATAGAGACTTACCAACACCAGTGCCTGCAAGAGCAATGTTAAGAGTTTTATTAGGAATGCCACCCTTTGTAATCTTGTTGAAGAACTCCAAATCAAAAGGAATTTTCTCCTCAGTTTGATGGTAGAAGTCGTATCGTTCCTCATAATCGTGAAGATAATCGTGACCTACATTAGTATCAAAACTGACGGCAAGAGCATCAGAAAGGATGGAAGGAATTGCATCCTTAGTCTTTTTAGAATCTTTACCATCGACAATAGAAATGGATTCCATCAATGCAAGGTAAATGGCCTTATCACGACACCACTTCTCAGTAGTATCACACAACCATTTTACATCAAGATTTGATGTATCTAGATTACTTACATATTCAGTTACTTCTTTATAAGTATTTTCATTTAGGTCAGAACGATTCTCAATCTCAACTCCAAGAATCTCAGTAGTTGGAAGTTTATTATACTTAAAAATAAACTGACAAATTTCTTCAAAAACTACTTTCTCAGTGTAGTCGGTAAAATATTCAGTTCTGATGAAAGGTAGAACTTTGCGGGAATATTCTTCATTAAAAGCGAGACTCCTGAGAATTGTAGTTTCAACTCGTTCCATTAGTAATAGTGACAATAAGTGGACATAATATATTTGATTCCTTTGTTGACTCGCAATCCTGCATGAGGATACTGCCAAGTTGGAGGAAACACCATGACTGATCCCTTTTTAGGAACAATCTTTTTATTGTGATGGGGAAACTCAGTTTCACCACCGGTGAAATCATCATTCAAATAATATAAGAAAGCTAGATACCTTCTTGCAGATGCATGATCTTCAACATCCACATGAATATCAAATCTATCGTGACTACGAGAATGATATTTCTTAATACGAAACTCTTCCAAAAAGAGTCTCTGCGGATACCATCTAGTGTAATCCGAAAACTCTTTTTTGTAAAGATCAAGAACATTCTTAGTAATAATAGAAAGTACTTGAATGTTCTCTGGATGTTTTTGATTAATATTCAGTTGAGTAAAGTTCGGGGTTCCTTTGTTATTAATGATTTCTTTGTATCCACTCAGATCAAATAAGTGAATTAATGTTTCGCATGTTTTTGTATCAAGGACATTATTATAGACCTTGATGAAATCATCCATAACAAAACTCTTTCTGTGCAATTTCATCTAAAGCCTGCATTACTTCTGGAGTAAAATATTCCTCTGGATTTGCGAGGATTTGTTTTGCGTAGATCTTCTTTCCATCAATTTCATATCTACCTGCGACATTCTTCCAAAGTCCGCCAATCTCACCGAGTTCAAGAAGACCATAATAACGATCAAGACCACGCTCATCATAATAAAGGCGTACCTCAACATCCTTATTCTCCTTACTCAAACGAGACTTAGCAGTCTTTGCCTTGATAATGTTTCCGACAACTTCTGTTCCATCTTTTTCTTTTTTCTTTGAGAGATATATGATAGTAGAAGCGGCATACTTAAGACCGCTACCACCTCCCATCTCCTTAGTAGGAACATAAGCACCGATGACATCATAGGTATGATTAGTAACCAACATTGGAATTTTAGCTTGTCCAAGTTTTAGAGTAATCATTCTAAATGCACCTTTGACCAATTGAGATTTGGTCATATCACGAACTTGTTTGTCGTTGAGTGCGTCAGTAATCTCCTTCTCTGTGGAAAGCATTCCGAGAGAGTCTAACACAAACATGCAGGGTTTGCGTTCTCCTTCAGGTTTTTTTAAGTATAGATCTACCGCTTTGAGCGCTTTACCGCGAAACTCCTCCACTGTAACAACATTAACAACAACAAGACGAGAAGTATCAATTCCACGAGATTCTACGAGAGATTTGGTGATAGCGGCTTCAGTATCAAAGTAGAGACAATACCCATCGGGGTGAGTATCAAGAAAATTCTTAACCACAGCGAGAGAGAAGAAAGTCTTTCCAGTACTAGACTCTCCAGCAATAGCAGTAATCTTATTCCCAGATACACCACCAAATATGCTACCTGAAACCAGTGCATTAAAGATGTACGAACCCGTGTCAACATAAGTCTCAGTCTCATCAATATCAGAAGCAAGTTGTGTATACTCGCCACCAATTTCTTTTACAATATCTTTTAAGAAATCCATTAAGCTACCATCCCGTATTGTTCACGAAGAATTTTTTTGTAAGGAAGTCCTTGTTCACGAAGTTCCTTAACTAGTTTAAGTTTATGATATAGAGCAGCGTCTCCACCAAATCCAAGAGCACTAATAATTTTTTTTAGTTCTTCATCATTAATAGGCAGATCCATTCATTCCTCCAAATTTTTAGACTCTGTGCATATAACCCAATTATACCTCTTTTTGAGTTCATTTGCAAACCAATAAGCTGTAGAAGGAGACTCAAAAAATTTTTTATTTCTTTTAGGAGATAATTCACCTGGTTGAGCCCAAGTAACTACATATTTACTCATGAAAAGAAACTATCTAAACTGATTGATTTTTCCACAGACCATCCAATAGAATCAAGAATAATCTTCATTGGTTCTACAAAAGACTTGTTAAACTGAGTGTCATAATCAATATACTTTTCCAATCCAAGTTCTTTAGGAAAATCTTGAATAAACGCCATTACATTCTCTTGAATGGGATTGGGTACTTTAAGGTAGAAAAATTTAATCTTTTCTCCACTCTGAATCGCTGGATATTTTTTATCTAGTCCCGCTTTCTTCGTATAGTGATTATACAGGATTGCACCTCTAACATGAAAAGGAACTCCTTTATTATACATTGTATTTTTAGAGACCCACTTATTGATCTCAGAAACACTGCGAGGGAATGCAATCTCTTCAGGTTTTAGTGATTTAAACTCTTTACGAGAATTTTCAATAAACTCAATAACATCGTCCTCACCTTTTGTCATAATGATGTCAATTGCGTCTTTAATCATCTTACGACATGGTGCAGGAGTTGAAGTTTTGATCGCCTCAATACCCATCATCTTGAGTTTAGGTTTCTCATAACGAACACCCTCAGAGTCCCACACACGAAGAATATATCGTTTCTTACCAGTCCAGATGCCCCTCTCTGCGATATTCTCGCGTTTCATGTACATCTTCTGGTCGTATGCATTCAAGTAGTCGGCCAATTCTTGGTAAGAACTTTCAATATACTTTTCAAGTTCCATCGCACAGACCTTATCAAGGAAATTGACAACTTCATCAGTAGTTTTCTCTCTCCCTTTGAATACAGCGTCAACAAAAGGACCCATATTAATATAAATGGAGTCAGTATCCATAGCAATAACATAATCAACCTCCTGAGTTTTAAGAACCTTATTCATATAAGAGTTCATTTTTTCCTCAATCCACTGAATGGCTACTTGTCCAGACAGGGTAATAGCTTCAGCATTTGCAAGTTTGTAGTAACGAAAATATTGATTACCAATGGCACCATAAGCGGAGTTGAGTGCGATCTTCTTAGCCATTTGAATATTATCGCAACGAGAGATCTCTTTCTCTAGTTCTTTCGTTGGGGTTTTCTCATAAGCTTTCTTCGCTTCAATCATCTTCTTTTTGAAGATAACCCGTTCGTTATACATCTTCTCCATGAGTTCTGGAAGGAACCCACGAATGTCTTTGCGATACATTGCACCATTAGCACAAACCGCATAGTCCTTATACATTTCAAATGTCAGTTCTTTCTTCAGAACCTTATCCACAGTAACACTGGGATGACGATTATCCAGAAGAGTTTCTGGTGAGATGTTGTATTGCATAATCAAATGAGGATACAGGGAGTTAAGGTCAAAGTTTACAACCCAATCATAAGATCCAGGGATAGGTTCTTTAACATAAGCACCTGCATACTTTTCATCCTTAGTATTGCGTTCCTTTTGAGGAATTACAATATTCTTTTTAAGAAGATAATTGTAGATAATTGCATCCCAGGTTCTTACTTGATAAGCAATATCATTAAAGTTTACCTTTGCGTCAAATGCACGAGTGAAACAAAGGTCAATTAACTTGAGTTTGTCCTCAAGTCGGTCTACGAGTTCCACATCGACGATGTTGTACTCTACAAACTTTTGCCAATTATTAGAGTAAAAGTCTCGGAAAGTATCATACTCAGAGTGATCCAACTTGTTCTGACCCAACTCCATGAAAGCAATATGATCCAGTCGGTAGCTTTCCTGATTGGGAGTTGCAGGAGATTTCTTGTAAAGATCTAGATAATCAATAATCGAAACACCTGCAATATCAACGCTGAGTTGTTTGCGACCGGAGATTGTGACTTCATTAACACGAACAATATTCCATGGGGAAAGTTTCTTTGCAGCCTTCTCCCCCATCAGTCGTGAAATACGACCCACAAGATATGGAAGGTCATAAAGTTCACAGTTCCAACCAGTGATTACTTCTGGAGTGTTGTTCTGCCACCAATCCATAAAAGAACCGATAAGAGCATACTCATCCTTACAATAAATGTATTTTACATTCTCCTGCGTGACCTTTGCAGGACGAGAACCAAATGTAGTAATCTGTTTAGTATTATAGTCCTGGACCGTAATCAACAAGAGTTCCTCGGCGCAATTAAAGACATCAGGAAATCCACTTTCAGCAGCAACCTCAATGTCAATCGTAACAAGTTTGATTTTATTAATATCAAACTTAATCTCATCTTCTGG